ACATCATTAGATAATCCTTCAATAATACTATCGGATGTTGTTTTAATAGATTTAACCTCTATTTTATCTTTCTGTAGTTTACGGGTTGCCAGTTTCCATTCCAGCTTTGGGCAAAATGCCCAAATTCCCGTACTTACGTTTGCTTCAGCAACTATATCTGATACTCTCTGAATCGTTCCTAGTTTATAGGATTTAGTCTGATTTACAACTTTAATACATTTCATATTTGTTATCCATGTTTAATTTAAAAAATTATTTCAATATCATTAAAATTTCCGATTCACGAAGTAATGTGTATTTTTCCCCATCCACCTTTATTTCGTTACCTTGGTGATATGGTGGTATAATTACCGTATCCCCTTCAGTTACACTCATTGGAATTAGTGTGCCACTTTGTGTATATATTCCGGGTCCTACTTTAACTACTTCTGCTCTCTTAACATCCTCCAATTTAGCGCTATCAGGTATATAAATACCTCCGGATGTTTTATCGCTTTGAGCTTCCAATTCCTTCAATAGAACTCTATCACCCAACGGTGATGCCAATTGTTTTTTCTTCATAACTTTTTTTTAAAATTTACTAATATGTGAAAATGTTGATTGTAACCAATCGTTTATATTAGGAAACGCATCTAACATACGATTTTTTAATCCTAACTTCAGAAACGAATGTTTGTCAAATTTCGGAGTTTGTTCATGAAATCTATCCATTATTTTCAAACGTAAATTACCACTAAAATCTGGCTCCGATAACTGCATCAATTTACGATTTCTTTTTAATATTTCCAAATTATTCTTAAACAAATCGTGCGCTTTTGATTTCTTTGGTAGAGTTTCAATATACTCTAACATAGTTTCGGTTGTGTATACAGTTTCTTCGGTTAGTATTGGGAATGCTTTCATAATAGTTTTTGCACCCAATCCCGTAATACCTTCCACATTGTCGGATTTATCACCATCAATCATTCTGAAATTAATGAAGTTATGTGGGTGAAACCCATATTCCTCTTTTACTTCATCGATAGTATAAATCTTTTTCTTAGATGGTGAATAGGCGCTAACATCTTTGTTCACTAATTGAAGGAAATCCTTGTCTGAACTCATTATCACTACCTTTTCGTTATCTTGCCTCAATGTAGTGGCTATATATGCCATAACATCATCAGCTTCGATTCCATCGTAAATCATAATGGTCACCGGTAAAGCGGATAGAAGTTCTCCTAATCCTGTCATTTGACGTTTCATAGATGCGCTTTCTTCTTCAGGATTCATTTCAACGGTAGCGGCTCGATTTAATCGCATTTTGATTTTATTCTTACCTCTTTCGGATTTATATCCATCATATATTTCCTTTCTACTGTTTGAACCTCCTTTACCATCGAACACTACTACAACTCGAGTCGGATTTATTAAACGTATGGCATAGCCTATACTTTTTAAAGTACCGACTATGCCACCAATATGGTCGCCATTATCATTTAAATTAGGAGCGGTTGACCAAGACCTTATAAATGTATTAAGCCCATCTATAACCAAAGTTTTTGAATTTCTATGTAAGTTTCCAAATCCTTTATGCTCTTCATCGATTTGCTTTAATATATCTAAATATTTTTTCTTAATCTGACTCATTGCCTATGTCCGTTGTTACCTCAACATCTTCGGAATTAGAATTCGAATTTGTTTTGTATTGTAATATAGTTGCTTCACAGATTCTACGATATATTTGGTCTTTCAGCTCATCATCCGTATCTAACATTTTTTGGAAATCTTTTGATTGGAATTTTTTAACTTCACCTGAGTCCACATCGGTATATTCATACCAAGCTCCTGCCTGCTTTAAGATTTTAGCATCTTTCATTACGGCTAACCATCCTCCAAAATTATCAATACCCCTATCAAAGAAGATATCGAAATCAGCGTGTCTTAGTGGTGGACCCATTCGGTTTTTAATAACCTGTGTTCTTACTTTAATCCCTACAATTCTATCTCCAACTTTCAACTGACCCATACTCTTCAATCTTAATCTAACCGAAGAATGGAATGCGAGAGCTTTACCGCCAGAAGTTGTCCACGGGTCTCCAAACATTGCATTCATCTTCTGTCTTAACTGATTTGTGAATACTAATGCAATGGATTGTCTACCAATCATATTAGTAATCTTTCTCATAGCTTTACTAATAATAATTGCCTTATCAGTTGCGTAACCATCCTTGTCGTAATCGGCTTCCATCTCCTTTTTAGATGATGCTGCTGCTACAGAATCGACTACAATTGTAACCAATCTGGTCTTATCACCGGTTCTAACTTTCTCAATAATCGTTTCGCATGCTTCAAATATACCCTCAACGGTATCAACTGATACATAAAGTAGTTTCGATATATCTACCCCGATTGCCTCTAAAAATTCCCTACTTACTGCGGTTTCCGTATCTATTAGAACTGCTACACCACCTTTTTTCTGTGTTTCAGCTAGGAGATGGGCTGAGAGCAGAGATTTCCCACTCTGCTCTAATCCCGTAATCTCACTAATGCGGCCGACAGGTAATCCACCATAAGGTCGGTTGGATATTGCAACATCTAACATTGCATTTCCAGTAGATAGCCAATCCTTAACATTAGTTGGAGCATCGCCACCATCATCATTTAAGAAATATGCAATCTTACCATCCTTATTTTGTTTATTTAATGAATCAGCAAGAACACTTGCTAAATCATCTTCTCTTTTAGCCATTTTTTTATTTTATAAATTTCCAAATATAACCGCCAGCTGTTTTTCGTTTTTCTCTACAACAAGCTGATATGTTTTTGATTCCCAATGCATTGTAAGCTTCACGCGACGAACCCCATTCCTTTATTAAATTATTTTCCAAATCATATTGAAATATTGGTTTCTTATTAGGGTGATTTTCAATCATCCAATTTTTATGCGTTTCTCTAGTTTTATTATAAAATGGGTGTTTATTTCCAATTTTGGCTTTGCTTAATTTTTCTCTATGTTCTTTACTTTTGATGTATTGTAATTTAATTCTGGTTTCAACTGATGGATTTAGCTGTCCTTCGCCACCATTTGTTAAGTTTGTTAGTGTTCCCAATCCCAAATCGGTTCTACCATAAAGTTTAATAAACTCCATTTCTTTTTTACAAGCCTCTTCCCACGACAAATTATCTAACATAATTTCAATTTCATATTTTGTTTTATTAGCAATTCTTTTCCAAAATATATTTCTACCATTTACAATATTAGCTCTTCGGTAATCTGTATCACTACCAATCCCAACATAAAATGGTTCATTTTTATCAATTCTAATATGTCTATAAAGATATGGCAATATTATGAATTAAATAAATCATCAAATGCGGATGCTACATCACTCTTTGCGGATGCTGTTTCTGTAGAAGATTCAGATTCCCATGGTAAATCATTAACTTGATTAGATTTTACCGAATTAATTGGTGCAGTGTTGGTTGGTTTATTTACCGGTTTGGGTGCTTCCAACTGTTCAACTATATCATCTGCGGGATTTACAGCGGATGGATTTAACCAATTCTCCAATACTCCCTTCAATTCTGCATAAGATAGTTCGGAATACAATTCTATAATATCTTTCTGATTATCTAAAATATTAGCAATACCATCTGCTGTTTCTGAAATCTTTGATTGCGATGGTTTAACACGAATTGTTGTAGTTGGATAAGCTGCATTAGATTCTTCTGCAGATTGTATCTCTAATACAATATCTCTACCACTAATTGGGTCAGTAATATCTCCGTAATCCGGATCGGCGATATAACCTAATATATCCTGATAAACTGTCTTACCAAATCCCCAAAACTTAACACCCTCATTTTCTTTACCTCTAACAATTATAGGTGCAAATGTTCTTAATTTTGGCTCCATCTTCTTACCTGCTTTCCAATCATCGGTATCGCCCGTTCTTTTAAGTTTTTCGGCAAATTCAACAATAGGATCGGGTCTACCAAAAGAAATTGGAGATAGATACGTTTTGTTGTTAATGTTGTAGTGAAAGAAAAGTTCGATGAAAGGAATATCTTTGTTGAACTTATAGGGAACTAATCTAATTTGATGTTTTCCCGGTGTTGGCTTCCAAAGTGAATCTGATTTTTTGGAAGTGTTTTGAAGCGAATTGAATCGCTTCAATGCTAATGAAATGTCCATTGTTTTTGTTTTAAAATTAAAGATTGTTTTAATGTTCAAGTGGTATATATAACCTCTCTATCATTTCGATACACAAATATCGGAATTTTTTTTGTAATTTCCAATTTATTTCTGTAAAAAGTTTAGTTTATTTTTGAGACAAACGTTTTATTATTTTGCCCACTTGCCTCTACTCACTAATTGAGCAATTACGGAATATATGGCAAGGTCTTGGTAGGTATCATCGACTGATTCTCCAACTTCATCTGGTTGCCCCATTACAACCAATTGCTTTAATCTGTTGATTTTATCATTTTGTCTAAACCACAATCCTGTTAACGATAATTTAATATCTTCGTTGGTTTGTAGCTGAGTTCCTACTGAAATGTTGCCAGGTCCATAGTTTCTTTGCTTTTTGCAAAAAGTAAGATACATCTCTTCTAAGATGGCTTTAAACTCATCCGTTGTTTGCGGATATAAATCTTCGCAATATGTAATTGCATCGGTAGTATTAGTATTGTCCATAACGTAATATTATATAGTGATTCTCTTATACGAATATACAACATTAATTTGTAATTTCCAAATTAAAAACTATTTATATCCAAATCGGATACAATTATATTTTTATGAACTTTTGTAGGTATTTTTTTATAACTTTGATTCGATGTAATCAAAATAGAGTTTCTATATTCATCCCAATCTAATTGATAGGTATTATCCAATTGACCTCCCGTTTTATGCTTAATAATAGTATTTAGTGCATTTATCGTATATATGGTATTTGATTGTTTTTTTCTATGAACCAATATAGTTTTCCAGTTTGAATCAATCGGCGTAGACCCTCTTTCCACATTATATGTTATATAAAATTCGGAATCATTCAGTTTATTCGCTAAAATAAATATGTTTGGATTAATTAGAATATAATTTTTCGTTATAAATTCTAATGATGTATCCAATTCGTTTTTATATGTGAATAAACATAGTAATTGTGTGTTCATTTATTATATATTATGATTATTATCTAACATATATATAAATTACTAAACAAAAGCGATTTTATTACTAGCCATTTTTAGTAAAACAATTATGAACATCTGTGTGATATTTGTAAACAGTTTGTAATATTAGACAATATAATATGTATCTCTAATCTGTTGCAAAGTAATTTATAACTCCTCTTTGGGTGTGAATGTATATGGTAAATGTGTTTTCATCTATAATATAATCCTTTATTTATCCTATATAAATATTAAATTATAAATGAAAAGTTTATTTTACTTACTTCTATGTCTAAACAATAATTTAGGAGAACCCTTATCTTCGGTTTTCATATCAATTTGTAAAAAATTATTATCTTGCCCACCCATATTAATTACTAATTTTACACCATCATATTCAACTTTAAATGGTGGTTGTGGGTCGCAATAATAATCAGGAGATTTTATTTGTACTTTACCTGTATTTTTGTTAATAATCTGAGTATATACATCTTGCCCACATCCATGAACATCTTTCCAAAGTTTGGACAATTGCCCTTGTCCTTGTTCCGAATTAGTCAATTGAACCATTTTATCGCCAAATGCC